GCAGAAAAAAAATTTAATAAAGACTTTTATGATTTAGATCAAAAACAACAGATGGATCTTTACGGTGAAGCACTTGACGGATTAGACGACTCAGATAAATTTGCACAAGGTGGACGTGCAGGATTTAGATCAGGCTCAGGTAAAGGTATCATGGAATTTTTTAAAAACATGATGAAGCCAAAAAAAACTAAAGGATTTGATGAAAGAAGATTTAGAGAAGGTCCGATTGATTTAGATTTTTTAGGCGAAATAAAACCAAGAGATCTTGAAAAGTTTATTAGAACTAGAGACACAAAAGGTATTGGTAGTTATGGTATGTATGAAAACTTTGCAGACATGCCTGCAGGACTAAGAGCAGCAGAGTTAATCAAAACAATCAAAGGACCAGCTAATAAAATAAATTATCGAGCAGCAGAATTATTTTTAGGTAAAAAATTAAGAGGCGATGAAACTGTTGATGAATTACTTCAAGTATTAAACAGACAAGAGATGCGAGCAGATGGTGGACGTATCGGTTACAAAGATGGACCAGATATGGGTCGAAGAACTTTCTTAAAAATTTTAGGTGGTCTTGCAGCTGTACCTATTATTGGTAAATTTATAAAACCACTTAAAACTGCAAAAGGTGTAGCTAAAGTTCCAATAATTCAAACAGCTCCTGTTAAAGGTAAACCAGAATGGTTTGACGCTTTGGTTAACAAAGTTATTATCGAAGGTGATGATGTCACTAAAAAATTTGCAACTAAAGAACGAGAAATTGTTCACTCAAAAGATCTTGGTGATGGTACCACTGTAAGAGTTACACAAGATATAGATGATGGTGCTGTAAGAGTGGAGTACGAAAGTGAACAAAACGTATTTGGTGATAATGTGCAGTTGGAATATAAAAAACCATTACCTGATGAAGGCGATCCAAACCCAGCAGCAGAGTTCACGACAGCAGAATCAGGTCCGGTCGGTAGACAATCAGGCCCAGATGATTTTGATATAGATGTAGATGAAGTTGGTGGTTCAAGTATCAGTGATCTTGATTCAGATGTTTCAAAACTAAAAGAATATGCGACAGGCAAAAAACTTACCATAAAAGAAATTTTACAAAGTAAAAAAAGAAAAGACAAAGCTAGAGCTATAACAGAAGATCCTGAAGCACAATCAGATGCAGTTATTAGTAGACAAGGAGATTACGATCCTAGTGACTATGATGATTATGCATCAGGTGGTATCGCTAGAATGTTAGGGGAATAATGAACCCGGCAAGATTTGCACAGATGATGAAGTATCTGACTCGGGCAAAGAAAGCTAACCCAAATCTTTCTGATGTCTTTCCTGCAAGCAAAGCACCTATCCCAGCTAAAACACAAAACGTTGAAGATATGGAAGCTGTTAATCAATTCATGTTGCGTAATCCAAGAAAAAATATGGATGAAGGTGGCTCAGTAAAATTTTATCCAAAAGCTTCTGGAAGTATATCAGGAAAATCTGAAATAGCTCCTGGTATAGATGTTAATACAAGAGACATAAACTATGGTGGTACTGTTATGTACGAAGGAAATAACTTTTATGGTGGTGTTTCACTTGATAAAGGTAAAGTTAAATTTGATGTTACAGACTCAGATGGCACCACACTTTTTAAAGATACCTTATCTAAAGATGATGCTGTTAATTTTATAGTAGGTCTTGGAGATCCTAAAGGTGAAAAGTTTCAAATTAAAACAGATAAAGATTTTAATAACATGCAAGTTGTTTTTAGAAAAAGTTTTGCAGGTGGTGGACGTATCGGGTTTGATAACGGAGGTGATGCCATTAGATTAAAAGCACTACAAGCTGATTATGATAAGTTTGGCAAAAAAGAATTAAACAAAGCAGCAAAAACTTTAGGTTTTAAAGACTATTCATCAATGATGAGTGAAAAAAATAGAAATAAAAGAAACAAAATAAAAAATGAAATAACAAATTTTGGTGAAGTATTAACAGAAGAAGGATCTAGAAAAAGATCTAGAGAAGCAAGAATTGTAAAAGAACAAGGCATTCAGATAAAATTATTAGAAGCAACAAATAATAAAAAATTTTTTGATCCAAAAGCCTTTGCAAAAGAAAACAACATCTCTTTAAAACAAGTAAAAGAGGAAGCTAAAAAATTACAAAGAAATATTTACAAAAAAAGAATAGTAGAAGCTAGTCGTGCAATAGGCAAAGAAACAAAAAATAAATTAGATTGGATACCTAATGATTCACAATTTTCTGATAACGCTCTAAATAAATTATGGAAATCAAAATTAATTAAATATGAAAGAGAAAAAATAGATGAATTATTTTTTGATGCGTTTGGTCGTAAAACATCGGATAAATATAACCCTAAAAAATTTTTAGCTATCAAAAAAAACTTAAACGAATATAGACAATTAAGAGATGCTATTAACGCTAAATATCCAAATATAAATTTTGAGCTAGATCACCCTTTATCTAAATCTAGTTTAAATAAATTATTTAATGCAACTACAGATCAATTAACTAGAGTAAATGTTTTAGAAGCAGATCTTAATAATGGTTTTAAAGATTCATTATCTTTGCAATATGAAAAAGCTGTACAAGGTAATAATTTAAATAAAAAGAAAGCTGTAGAAAAAATAGCAAGAGATTTAAAACTTAACATCGGTAAGATTAGTGATGATGCAACTAATTTTAAATATGGTGTAAAAGAATTTCAAAAGCTAAACATAAAAGATGAGATAAGAAAATCTTTACAAAATCTAAGTGCACTAAATAAAAACTTTCAAGACTATGCTAAAAATAATCCAGAGTTATTTAAGACAGCAAATGTAAGCACACAACAAACTTTTACACAAATAGATAAAAAAACAGAAGCTGACATTTTAAAGACGATGGGTTTTAAATGTAAGTTTGCTAAAGCAGATGGTGGTCGTATCGGTTTAAGCACAGGCTCTGGTAGATGTGATGACCCAGCTTCTTACACTGATGATATTAATAAAACAAGAAAAAATTTAAATTCTGATGACGTTAGAATTAGAGCTGCTGCAAAAGCAAAATTAGATAAGGGTTTAAAGATTGCAAAAACATTACCAAAGATCGGAACATTTTTAAGACGTGCAAGTCAAGCAACATTGGGTAGTATTTCAAAAGCTTTACAGGCATCAGGTATAGCAAGTCCTGTTGGTCTTGCAATAGAAGGAGTTGTTGAAGGTGGTATCTATGATTATTATCGAGGAAAAGGATATACTCATGATCAAGCATATCAAGAAACATTTTTTCCAGGTATTATTTCAGGAAGACCAGAAGGTGTGCCGTGGTACGGGGGCGCTGAATCATTATTAGAAAAAGAATTAGTTGGTGCAACAGGTGTAGATGAAGAAGGTAAAACTATAACTACGCCTGAAAATATTTCAGGAAAAGTTGCACAATATGTTTCTGCATTAAAAGATCAAGATCAAGTTTATGATGCGTTTGGAAGATTAGAACAAGGACAACAGGCACAAAGAAAAGATATTATAGAAGAAGCGCAAGCTGATATTCAAGACCTAAACAGATCTGGAACAATAAACAGAATTAATAAACTTATGGATGTTGATACTAGATTTGATGCTGATACTGCTAAACAGGCTTACGAAGAAGCAGTTCAAGCACAAGCAGCAAAACAAGCTGCAAGAGGCAAAGCTTATAAAGATGAGTATTATATGAATCAAGATACTACTCAAGATTTTGATGATAAATTACAAAAAGAAAGAAACAAGGACATGTTACAAATGTTTCCAACTCCGACAGTAAAAGATGTGCAAGACGTATATACAGATGCTGGTAGAGGAGATGACTTAAAATATTTTCAAGCTCAAGATTATAAAGACGAAATAAAACGTTTTGATGACTATCAAAAACAAAGTTATTTTGCAGATAATTTCAGGTTTGAAAAAGCAGGTGGTGGTATAGCTAAATTAGCTGGTGTATCATCAGGTGTAGCACCAGCATCAGGACCTAATCCACAAGGGTTGCTATCCCTTAAAAACCGTGTTAGAAACTACTAGGAGTAATATATGGCAGAAATAGACAAAGGACTCCCGAACACTAGAAACAAACTTGAGATTCCTTCAGAAGAAGAATTGCAAGATGTTGCCGTTCAGGAACCAGTAGAAGAAAAAGGACCAATCGAAGTTATCCCTGAAGAAGATGGTGGCGTAACTTTAGATTACGAACCAGGTGCAATCAACGTACCAGGAACAGAATCACACTTTGATAATTTAGCAGAACTTTTACCAGATGATGTTTTAGAACCAATCGGTAATGAGATGACTCAAAATTATATGGACTACAAAGCTTCAAGAAAAGAATGGGAGCAGTCTTATGTATCAGGATTAGATCTTTTAGGATTTAAATATGAAAACAGAACTGAACCTTTCCAAGGAGCAAGTGGTGCAACACATCCCGTTATGGCTGAGGCGGTAACTCAGTTTCAAGCACAAGCATACAAAGAATTATTACCAGCCGATGGACCTGTAAGAACACAAGTCATAGGTGTAAAAAATCCTGGAACAGAACAACAAGCAAATCGTGTTAAGGATTTTATGAATTATTTAATTATGGATCAAATGAAAGAATATGAAGCAGAGTTTGATTCTATGTTATTTCATTTACCATTAGCAGGTTCAACATTTAAAAAAGTTTACTATGATGTAAATATGGGACGAGCTGTATCTAAGTTTGTTCCAGCAGATGAATTAATCGTTCCGTATACAGCTACCTCATTAGATGATGCGGAAGCGATTATTCATAAAGTAAAAATTTCAGAAAACGAATTAAGAAAACAACAAGTTAATGGTTTCTACAGAGATGTAGAGTTAGGCCCGCCAGGTACAGATTCAAATGATGAACTTGCAAAAAAAGAACGTGAACTTGAAGGTAGCAAAAAAACTGGAAAGAACGAACCAATGTATACTTTGTTAGAGTGTCACGTTAATTTAGATTTAGAAGGTTTCGAAGAAGTCGGAGCAGATGGAGAACCGACTGGAATAAAATTACCTTACCTCGTAACTGTTGAAGAAGGTAATAGGAAAGTTTTGTCTATAAGACGAAACTATGCGCCCGATGATCTAAAGAAACGTAAGATCCAATATTTTGTCCACTTCAAGTTTCTGCCAGGACTAGGATTTTATGGCTTTGGACTCATTCACATGATTGGCGGATTGAGCAGAACTGCAACTTCTGCTCTCCGTCAATTACTAGATGCGGGTACACTATCTAACTTACCTGCAGGATTTAAACAAAGAGGTGTAAGAGTTAGAGATGAAGCATCACCAATTCAACCAGGTGAGTTTAAAGATGTTGATGCACCAGGTGGTAATTTAAGAGATGCATTCTTTCCATTACCATACAAGGAACCTTCTCAAACATTATTAAATTTATTAGGTATCGTTGTTAACGCTGGTCAAAGATTCGCGGCTATTGCTGACATGCAAGTGGGCGATGGAAACCAAGGTGCTGCAGTTGGAACTACAATTGCATTATTAGAACGTGGTTCAAGAGTAATGTCTGCAATACATAAGAGATGTTATGCAGCGATGAAAAATGAATTTAAATTATTATCAAAAGTGGTTGCTCAATATTTACCACCAGAATATCCATACGATGTTGTAGGTGGACAAAGAAATATAAAACAAACAGATTTTGATGACAGAGTAGATGTAATTCCTGTAGCTGATCCTAATATTTTTTCAATGTCTCAAAGAATAACATTAGCTCAGACACAATTACAAATTGCAACATCGAATCCACAATTACATAATATGTATCAAATCTATAGAAACATGTACAATGCGATTGGTGTTAAAGATGTTGATGCAGTTCTACCACCACCAGCGCCAACAGCGCCGATGGACCCAAGTATGGAACACATTAATGCAATGGGAGGAAAATCTTTTCAAGCTTTTCCTGGTCAAGATCACAGAGCACACATCACAGCTCACTTAAACTTTATGTCAACTAACATGGTTAGAAATAATCCTATGATTATGGCTGCAATACAAAAAAATATTTTAGAACACATAAGTTTAATGGCACAAGAGCAAGTACAATTAGAGTTTAGAGAACAAATGCAGCAAATGATGATGATGCAACAACAAGCGGCTATGAATCCTCAAGTACAAGCACAGCTACAAGCATTAACAAATCAAGTTGAATCAAGAAAAGCAGTGTTGATTGCTGAAATGACAGAAGAGTATATGAAAGAAGAGAAGGAAATTACATCACAATTTGATGCAGATCCTCTTTTAAAACTAAAATCACGTGAAGTTGACCTACGTGCAATGGAAAATGAACGTAAAAAAATGAGTGATGAGGCAAATCAAGATCTAAATCGTGCAAAATTGATGCAAGCGCAAGAATTAGCGGAAGATAAGATGGATCAAAACGAAGATTTAGCAAAATTACGAGCTGGAGTCAGTCTTGCAAAGTCAGGAATTGATCAAGCAGCTGTTGTAATGGATGATAATTAATGTTAAGGAGATAATATTATGATAAATTATAAAAAATCAAAGCAAATAGACATTCCAGAACAGAATGTAGAGATAGATCCTAGATCTAAGACTACAGCTGATGGTGCTTTCAACTATATTCCTACAGGAGACAAGGAAAAAGTTAGAGGAACTAAAAGAATGTTAGCTGAAAAGAAAAAAGAAGCTACTTGGTACTAAATCATGTGGTTATCGGCAATTAAATTAGCCGTTTCTGCTGGAAGTAAGATTTATGCTAACAAGCAGAGAACGAAAATGGCAATGTCAGATGCACAATTAATGCATGCTGAAAAGATGGCCCGAGGTGACGAAGCTTACCAGGGAAAATTGCTAGAAGCTAGACAATCAGATTGGAAAGACGAGGCAGTTTTGATAATTTTGTCGTTGCCCGTGTTGGTGCTCGCTTGGGCAGTCATATCGGACGACCCGACAGCGATGGACAAAGTAAAATTATTCTTCGATATGTTCTCGCAGCTCCCGTCATGGTTCACAAATTTATGGATCCTTGTCGTGGCGAGTATTTATGGTATAAAGGGTACACAAATTTTTAGAAACGGAGGAAAAAAATGAGTAATAAATTCGTAGGTGCTAAAAAATTATTTTTTAGTGGTTTTTCAAAAGTATTTAAAGGTCCACAAGACCAAGGTAAAGTTGCAACTATTGGTGGAGTTAGACCAGCTAAAAATTTAACAAAGAAAAGAAAAATTCAAGATGATATTATTAAAACAAGAGAAAAAGTAATGACTGATTATGGAGTAACTAAACCAGAAGTCAGAAGAGATATAAGAAAAACATCTAATCAATCAAAAATTAATAAAAGAATATCTAAAATAGTGGACAAAAAAGCTGATGGTGGCAGAATCGGTAGAAGATTTGGTGGAGACACTATGAAAAAGAAAACAAATGTTCAAAAGATAAAAGAAACATTTTCACCAAAAGGTAAAAATTTAAAACCTGTAGATCCAAAAAAACAAAAAGGATTAGCAAAACTTCCAAGAAAAGTTAGAAACAATATGGGTTACATGAAAAGTGGTGGTAGAGCTGGATTCAAAGGTGGCGGTGCTGATATGACAAACGTGGCGTCAGATAAAGCTAAAAAAGAAGCAAAAAAATTTAGAGCAAGAGGAGATGGTGTAAAAAAATTAAATAGGTCTTTAACTAGTCTTATGAATGAAAAGTATATGAGGTAATAATGGCAAAATTGTGTCCAAAAGGTAAAGCCGCAGCTAAAAGAAAATTTAAAGTGTATCCATCAGCGTATGCTAATATGTATGCATCTGGAGTATGTTCAGGTAAAATCAAACCAGGCGGAAGAA